CGGCCAAGCCGGAGATCACGCTCGCGAAGCTATTCGATGCCATGCGCTCACGCACGGACATCGATACGCTCGACGCCGACGCCACGCTGATCACACAGTTGCCATCCGATCAGCAGGCAGAAGCAGCAGCGGAATATCACAGGCTGCGTACTACCTGGAGCTAGGCATGAAAATCACCAAAGAATGGCTGGAAGAATGCGATGCCTGCGAATCGCAAGTAGTGTTATTTGCCAGGCTCTATCCGAATGGCATGGAGTTAATCCGAGCTGCGCTTATAGAAGCCGCGAATGCCGGATTACAAGTATCCTGGTTGGCCAACCATCTGGATATCAGACCGTCACTGTTGGCGGAGTACGAGCGCCAGGACGCGCCGCTGTGGGCGGAGTACAAGCGCCAGCAAGCGCCGCTGTTGGCGGATGCATTGGAGCTTCCGTAATGCTCCTCCGCCGCCCTGAGATGATTACAGATCTCAACTGATTGCGAATTACCTGTGAGCGCGACAACTCTTCCCGCTATGGTCTCGAGGAGGACAATATGCATGGGCGAAGATCCGCACGAATCTGGACATCGAGCTGGCCAAGCAACCAGGGCGGTCACTGGCGAAGGTGGCGATCTCCTCGCTATATTCGCCAGACCAAAACAGGATGTTCAACTACTGGCTGGAATCCGAACGGGAACTCAAATCCAAGAGTTAACTGGTGGCCAATGCTGGGAATACTGCTTTGGTTGTTGAGCGCCGGAGTCATGGCGCTAGTAGTCTGGTGGTTGCTATCCGTTCTCATCAACATTATGGTGCCTTGAACATATGCTAGAAGCTCTGCTGTCCGCCCACTGGTATCTCGCCGCACAAGCAGGTTATGGAACTCTCGGAGGCCCTGGCACCGAGACCAGGATTGAGCAGGATGCCAACCCCAAGAACCTGCCATGGAGAATGCTGAACGAAGGCTCGGCCTATCGTTTCGCGCTGGGCTATCGGTACGAGAAGTGGGGGCTCGAGCTGGGCTACGGGCGCCTGGGCCATTACACTCGCCGCATCGACACGGATTATCAGGTCGATGACACGGCGTTCGAGAAGGTGGCTGTGAAGGCGATCGATCTGCGCGGGCTGTACTACTTCAACGCGAAGGGACGGCTGACGCCCTATGTCTTCGCAGCCATAGCTGCCATCCCATACGAGCGCATCACTTGGGAAGGCAACCGCACTCCGGACGGAGGCCAGACCGAGGAGCTGCGCAACTGCATCAAGAGCGCCAGGAATACACTACCTGGATCGCTGTGCGCCTACGATCAATGGCTCTATACGGACGGGATAGCCTGGGGCTACGGAGGAGGGATAGGTGCAGAGTACAAGCTGACGAAGCACTGGGCCGTGCGGGGAGAAGCGAGCTTTATGCTGGGAGAGTTCCAGTCTGTTGCGGCCCGGGCAGGGGTGCAGTTCAACTTCTAGCCATGCTGGTCTATCTCGCAGATTTGACGCATACCGGCCAGGTGGTGGCGAGTAACGTGTTCCCGCTCGGCATCGGCCTGATCGGTGCGAACATTCTGCGAGAGATTCCAGGCGCCCGCGTCGAGTTGTTCAAGTATCCCTCCGACTTGGACAGCGCGCTCCAACGCGAAGTCCCGGACGTGGCGGGCTTCGCCAACTACTCCTGGACTTGCAATCTAGGAATGGAATACGCCAGGCGCATCAAGTCGCGCTGGCCCCATGTAGTGATCATTGCCGGAGGCCCTAACTATGGCTCTACCGAAGAAGAGCAGCACGATTACTGGCGACGATTTCCATGGGTGGATTTCTACGTCTACAAAGAAGGGGAGCAAGCCGTTGTGCGGCTGTTGGCTGTACTTGAGCAAAGGAGCTGGAGCACTCAGGGAGTGCGAGTGCCGGGTTGCCATACAATGGAAAAAGGTTCCCTTGTCTCGCCTGAACCGCTACCTCGAATCCAGTCATTAGACGAACTCCCTAGTCCATACGTTGCCGGACTGATGGACAAGTTCTTCGACGGCATTCTGATCCCGCTCATGCATACCACGCGCGGGTGTCCATTCTCCTGCTCGTTCTGTACAGAGGGGACCGCCTACTACAATCGTGTGGCCAAGCGCTCCACGCTGATAGATGACTTGACCTACGTCGGCATGCGGCATGGCACGATCGAGGATCTATACCTCTCCGATGCCAATGTCGGCATGTTCAAGGAGGATGCAGACAAGGCCAGAGCGATCGCGCAGACACAAGCCAAATATGGGTGGCCAAAGTATATCCATTGTTCGGCAGGCAAGAACCACAAAGAGCGCGTGCTCGAGTTCGCTCAGATCGTTGGCGGCGGCATGGGTGTGGCCGCATCTCTGCAGAGCACGAATCAGAAGGTGTTGGACAACGTCAAGCGTTCCAATATCTCGGTGGAGCAGCTCTCGGACGTCGCCAGGCAGGGCTCGAGGATCGATGCAAATACCTATGCCGAGATTATCCTGGGGCTGCCTGGCGATACCTTGGAAGCACACACCCAGAGCCTAAGGGATTGCGTCAACTCCGGGCTATCGTACTTGCGCATGTATCAGCTGATCATGCTGCCGGAGACGGATATGAATACGCTGGAGACCCGTGAGCGGTTCGGCATGAAGACCATGTGGCGCATCATGCCGCGCTGCTTCGGGCGCTATCGGTTCCTGGAAGAGGAGTTCAGCTGTGCCGAAATCGAGGAAATCTGCGTCTCCCAGGACTCGTTCTCGTTCGAGGAGTACCTCGAAGCCAGAGAACTGGATCTCACTATCGAGATTGCTCACAACACAAACCTTTTCCGAGAGCTATTTGGGCTCTGCGGGATTGTCGGAATCGAATGGTTTTCCCTACTACTGGCTTTCCATCAACGCAGGAAAATATATCTACCAGAGCTATATGATGCCTTCAAGGAACAAACAATCGCGCCTCTTTGGGATTCACGAGGACGGGCTTTAGAATTCGCGCAGTCTCATCTGGACCTGTACCTCACCGAGCAGCTCGGCACCAATGAGCTATTCAACGCAAAGGCCGTGGCCTTCTTCACCCTGCAGCAGGAGCTACACGACTGCATGTATGTGGAAGCCCAGCGGATGATGCCTCAATACGGAGATTATCTTGAGCAAGCAAAAGATTTCAGCCTTCAAAGGAAACGGGATATCCTGGATCTTGAGCCACGACGCAGCCAAAGGTATGACTACGATTTCCCTGCGCTACTCGAATGCGATTTCGCCGGAGATCCTGACCAGTATCGAAGAGCTGTTACGGTCAATTTCTTCCACAGCCCAGATCAACGAGCCACCATCGAGCAGCTAGTCCGCCAATATGGAACGAGCACCACAGGGCTCGGGCGTATCCTGCTGCGTGCCCATATCAAGCGCCTCTTCCGCCAGATCGAGGCTAATGGCACCATCAGTGACAAAGGCTTCGAGACGAGCTACCGTAGGGCAAGCAATTTATACGGAGATTGAATGCGCATTCTATTGACTGGATCTTCCGGGTATGTGGGCTCTGCTTTGCTTCCTTTTCTTGCACGTTATCACGATGTGACGGGACTGGATATAGGATGGTTCTCTGATATAAAAGGTCCGGACATCAGATTCTGGAAGCCGGACAAGACGTATGATTGCATCATCCACTTGGCCGCTATTTCCAATGATCCGAGCGTGAGCTACTATCCGCGCCTATCATGGGAGACTGGGGTACTTGCTACACAGCAACTCGCACAGCATGCCGCAAAGACAGGCTGTCGTTTCATCTACGCCAGCAGTGTGAGTGTCTATGGAGCCGATCGCGGGATGGTGACAGAGGACATGGACCTGCATCCGCTATCCGACTACAACAAAACCAAGATGTGCGCAGAGCGCGTGCTGCTATCCTATCCTGAGATCAAGCCCCAGATCATCCGTCCTGCCACCATATGCGGCCTGAGCCCACGCATGCGCCTGGATCTGACAGTCAACATGCTGACCATGCAGGCGCTGACCAAGGGCGTCATGACGGTCCATGGAGGACAGCAGTATCGTCCCTCCATTCACATAGACGATATGGTGGTGCTCTATCTGTTCATGCTTGAGCATCCGGAATTGACCGGAATATGGAATGCAGGCTTTGAGAATCACACCATTCTCGAGCTAGCTGAGATGGTAGCTGCGTTCACAGGAGCGAAAATCGAAATCACCGAAGAGCGCGATAGAAGGAGCTATCAAGTCAACTCTGACAAGCTGCTCGCCACCGGATTTAAGCCAGCAAAAGGAGTGCGTGACGCTATAGAGGAATTGGTTGATGCATATAAGTGTGGCCGCCTACAGGATAATCCATTCTGGTACAACTTGGTATGGATGCAATACTTAGGGGTGAAAGACGAATGATCCGCGACATCGCATGGCTAGAAGCCAAGATCGAGAAGATACCAGAGGCCGGTTGCTGGATATGGATGGGGGCCACTAGGGCATTCGGTCATGGCGTCATATCCAACCGCCCTCGTCCAGGCAATACGTATATACATCGTCTGGCATGGCGCTTGTACCGCGGGCATCTTCCGAATGAGTTGGATGTGCTGCATCGGTGTGATGTTCCGCAATGCGTGAACCCAGAGCATTTGTTCCTGGGTACTAAGCGCGACAACGCTCTCGACATGTGGCGCAAGGGGCGCGGCAATACGTCCCTGAATACCGCTAAGGGTTGGGAAAAAAGGAGACTAGCTCAATGAGCACATGGCTCGTCATCGGCGCGTCCTCCTTCTCCGGGCGTCACTTCTGCCAATTCCTGCGCAAGCGAGGGGAAGAAGTAATAGAGGCTTCATTGCGTGATTCTTCCTTCCCTCATGCGGATCGCGTCGTGAACTTCGCCGCTTTGAATGTGGTGGCCCAGAGTTGGGAATGGCCACTAGATTATTTCCGCGTGAATGTCGATAAGCAGATTCCGCTCTGGAGAGATCTGGCACAAACGAACGTGCCATATCTGCACATCAGCACACCAGAGGTATACGGCTCGACCCATGGCTTCGTGCGCGAGGACGCTCCTTACAATCCAAGCACTCCCTATGCTGTCAGCCGAGCGTCTGCTGAGATGATGATCAAGGCTTACCAGAAGCGCTACAACTGGCCTGCAGTGATCACCAGGGCCTGCAACGTCTATGGACCTGGGCAGCAGCTCTATAGGCTCATCCCCAAGCTGATCGTGAGCATCAAGCGTGGCGTAAAGTTTCCTCTGGAAGGTGGAGGCCGTTCCATGCGCTCGTTCCTGCATATCGATGATGCCTGTGAGGCCTACTACCTGGCTGCGCTGCAGGATAGCGGCATCTATAACATATCCGGTCCCGGCTATCATTCGATCGCATCTATAGTTCGCATGATATGCGAGGAGATGGGCGTTTTCTATTGGGAAGTCCTCAGCGATTACGATGAGCGACCAGGTAAGGATGCGGATTACGAGCTGAACGACAACCAGATCAAGGCGCTCGGCTGGCAGCCAAGGATCCTCTTGCCGGAAGGCATCCGCAGCGTAATCGAATGGGTTGACAGGGAATGGGAGCACCTCAAGGATCAACCGATGGAGTACGAGTTCAGGCCATGAATTGCATCATCCTGGGGTCGGATTCGGATATCGCCAAGGGCTTGCAGTCTCATTTGGAGGCAGATGGCTGGAACATCCAGGGTTGGCGTCGTGGTGATAAAACAACATTATTTAATATTCCTTGGGACCTCTTTCTGGTTGCCATTGGACGCATTTCGCCAGTCGGTCAGTGGATGGATATACCCATTTTGCAATGGCAAATGACGCTAGAAAGCAATCTGCTTGCCCCATTAGTTTCCGTACAGACTATGTGGCCATTGCATAATCCAGGAGCCTCCATTTGCTTCTTAGCTGGCAGCAACCCCAACACGATCATGGACGGCTATAGCGCCTATAACGTTAGCAAAATGGCCATGCTCAAGCTCGTGGAGCAGCTCGACCACGAGACACCGGATGCCAAGTTCTTCGCCCTGGGGCCTGGCACGATCCTGACGAAGATCCATAAGCAGAGCGCCGGATGGCACAATCCAAAGTTGGAAGCGGCGCAGGCAGCAAACGAGGATCCGCAAGTCAAGATCCGCAAAGTTTACGAATGTTTGCAATGGTGCATAGCGCAGCCCAAGAACGTCATTGGCGGGCGCAACATTTGCGTGTCTGATCAGCCTGACGAATCGTTGTCGTTACGGCTATCCGTGGATCCTGATCTGTTCAAGCTGCGCAGGAGAGAGAGATGGGACTGATTCTGCTGATGATCACTATGGGCTATGTCTTCGGCTGGCAGTATGCACTGCTAGTCTTCTTCGCCTATTGGATGTTGTGTGAAGCTAGAGGATGATACCCATGAAACGCGCCATCTTAAGGCATCATGGCAAAGAATCGGACTGGTCCTGCTGGCGCGTCGTGATCCTGCTTGCCGAATATGAAAATTCCTGGCTGATCTGGTCATGGCGAGAGCCATTCGGACGATACATCCACAAGCGTTCCTTGGGCGTTAGAGTGGAATCTCTATGAAGCTCGCTGAGGCACTGGCGCTGATGCTCGAGCGCCATGGTGTGCGCCATGTTTTCGGCGTCTCCGGAGGCGCTAACTTGCACCTGATCCATGGGATATGCGATGCCACGAAAATCCAGTTCATTCCGACGACGCACGAGTGCAATGCTGGCTTCGCTGCTGATGCGTATGCTCGTGTTGCCGGCCTTGGGGTGGCTATGGCCACGTCTGGACCGGGAGCGACAAACCTCGTTACGGCGATCGCTACGAGCTATTACGACTCGGTCCCGGTCCTCTACATTACTGGGAACGTCGCGACGCATAGGCAAAGCAAGCCTCTTGGCGTCCGGCAATACGGATTCCAAGACCATGACATCGTAGGCAGTGTGCTGGGATTCGTGAATTCAGCACATCAGTTGAAAGCTGCTGACGAACTAGAGTTCATGGTAAGAATTCTAATAAGTCAAGCCAAAGCCCATAGGTGCGGACCTGTACTTCTAGACATTCCAGATGATCTACAACGAGCTGAAATCACTTATCGCCCATAGCGAGCACCCGATCTTCATCTGGGGCGCAGGCATCCGGCTCTATGCAGATGAGGCTAAGAGGATCGCAGAACGTTCAGGCATACCGGTAGCTTGCACCTGGGGCGCGATAGACTTGCTGGATGCTTATCACCCACTCATGGCAGGAGGATTTGGCACACATGGAACTAGAGCAGCTAATTTCGCAGTGCAAAATAGTGATCTCATCATCAGCATCGGATGCCGCCTCGATACAAAAGCAACTGGCAGCCCGCAGCATTTTGCGAGATGCGCTAGAGTTGCAATGGTGGATATTGATCCAGCAGAAATACAAAAGTTCGACAAACTCGGAAGACAAATCGATATCGGCATCTGTCAAGACGCAGGAGAATTCCTAAAGCATCTTTCCGAACAAACATTCGGCAATTATTGGCACGATACTTGGATTAGACGAATCCAGGAATGGAAGCTGCGCTATGCCATGCCTCGCTATGCCATGCCTAAGGTAGACTGGCCTGGGGTCAATCCATACCACTTCATGCAGGCTATCGCAGAGCATACTACTAAGGAGGACATCATATGCACGGACACTGGCTTCGCTCTGGGCTGGACGATGCAGGCCTTTCCGTTCAAGGGGGAGAGATTCATCCACGCATTCAACATGACGCCGATGGGCTACGGCCTCCCAGCGGCTATTGGAGCCGCTTTCGCGACTGGGCGAAGAGTCGTATTGATCACTGGCGACGGCTCGATCATGATGAGTCTGCCGGAACTGGCGACGGTCAAGCGCTGGAACTTACCGATCAAGATCATCTTACTGAACAACGGTGGGCACGGTATGTGTCGACAGACCCAACGCCAATGGCTCGGTGGAAGATATCACGCGACGAGCATACAAGGTGGCCTTGGATTCCCTGATTTCGTCTTGTGCTCTGAGAGTTTCGGAATCCGGCATGCACAGACTCTATCAGGACTGTTCCACGGGAAAGATCCAGGATTCCTGGAAGTAGAGATCCATCCAAATGCCCAGCTCGTTCCGCAAGCCAAATATAGTCAGCCGATAGAGGACGCGGATCCGCAGCTGCCATGGGAAGAATTGTGCGAGCAGATGATCATCCCACCATTAGAGAGACCTAAACAATGAGTCGTGAACGAGCACAAGCGCTGCTGTGTGAACACCTGGGTCCTTTCGGCAAGATCGATTTCCCATATGTCCAGATGGGCAACATCGACTCGCTGCACCTGTTCGGTGATACCGAGTTGATGATCCTCGCCATGTACTGGTACAACCGAGAACGCTGGAAGCGATGTCTGGATATCGGAGCTAACCTCGGATTGCATTCGATCTGCATGGCCAGGATGGGCATGTCGGTTCAGGCGTTCGAGCCAGACCCAGGCCATTACGAGCGCCTTACCCGCAATCTACAAGTCAATCATGTCGATCATTTGGTAGAACCGCGCATGGCTGCGGTGCATATCAGGGATGGCACAGCCAACTTCGTGCGGGTGCTCAACAATCTCACCGGCAATCACCTGGAAGGCTACAAAGCAAGCTATGGCCCGCGCGAGACCATCGAAGTGGCGATTGTGGATTGCCGTTCTCTATGGGACCAAGCGGATTTCGCGAAGATCGACTGCGAAGGCAATGAGGCGGAGATCCTTCAGACTCTGACGCACAAGGATATGGAGCATCTGCAGCTCGTCGTGGAGGTACGCAACGAGCTGGCGGCCATTGCGATATGGCATCATTTCGAAGGGCTGCGAGTGCCCATGTGGAGCCAGAAACGCGGATGGGGCCTCGTATGCGGTATGGAGGACATGCCTACCGCCAATCGCCAGGGCAGTCTCTTCATCGGCCACAAAGGCCCATGGGAGGATCTGTGATCCATGTGCTCACCATAGGCTGCTTCGATGGGCTGCATCCTGGCCACGTCGCCCAGCTCGAGGCAGCCAGGCAGCTCGGGGACTGGCTCAGTGTCGGACTGACGGATGATGACTTGGTGCGCAAAGAGAAGGGCGAGAATCATCCATTCTTCCCATACCACGAACGCAAGATGATGCTGATGGCCCTGCGTTGCGTGGATCATGTCTTCGTCAACCTGGATACCAAGCGTTCGATCGGCAACCTTCAGCCGTATATCTATGTGAAAGGGATCGAATACAAACGCAAAGGGCTGGAGGAAGAGCAGATGTGCAAATCTCTAGGGGTCAAGATAGTCTACATCGACAGCTCTCCGGTCTATAGCTCTACCAAGCTCTTTACTGGGCGCTGGCTGAATGATCGCTAAAGAATTCGATCTGCTCGATATCGCCTCCAAGAAGAAGGCGCTCTTCTGCGGGGAGCGCATCATCGATGTCTATCATTATGTGCATCCCTTGGGCAAGCCTACGAAGGATGCCATCGTATCGGTACAGCTCGAGAATAGCGAAGAGTTCTCCGGAGGCGTGCTCGCTGCGGTCAGGCATGCGAAGCAAATCTGCGAGTCGGTGGATATATGCGATGGCGGGACAGAGATCTGGAAAGAGCGCTGGGTAGAGAGCCAGCACGTGAGAAAGCTATTCGAGGTGTATCGAGTGAATGGCTGGGAGAAACCGAAGATCCCGGACATGAATGGCTACGATGTCGTAGTAGTCCTGGACTATGGACATGGGTTTGCCACCCAGGAATTCATAAACGCTCTGCCATCAGCCAGATACTGCGCGGCGAACGTACAGACCAACTCCGGAAACTATGGCTTCAATCTTGCTACCAAGTACACATGCCTGGATTATCTGTGCGTGGATGAGCCGGAGGCCAGGCTGGCCACACAGAACCGGGATGGCCCGATAGAGGATTCGTTGCCGGCTTTGGGAAAGATCGCCCAGAAGGTCGTGGTGACACTGGGCAAGTCAGGCGCAATTGGCTATGAGGATGGCCACATCGTCCGCTGTGCTGCTTTCACGGACACTGTCGTGGATACCATAGGGGCCGGAGATGCATTCTTCGCGGTAACCGCCCTGGTTGCGGAAGAGGCGGATATGATGAGCTTGCTGCGCATCGGAAATGCAGCCGGTGCGCTAAAGGCCAAGATCGTAGGTCATCGCAGAGGGATTACCAAGCATGAACTTATCGCTGAGTTGCGCAGGGTTTCTTAGCCTTCTGTCAGATGGGCTGTGCAACGTGGTGTGCGAGGGGCCTCAATTCTCCATGGAGAACATCGGCCAGGATGCACATATCTATCTAATCGGCAATGGCGGCTCTGCGGCCATCGCGTCTCACATCGCGAACGACTTGACCAAAGTCTGCGGGAAGCGAGCGCATGCTCTTACCGATCCGGCAATCCTCTCCTGCATGGCCAACGATTACGGCTACAAGGAAGTCTTCTCCGAGCAGCTCCACCGCCTCATGGCTCCCCAGGATTGGCTGATCGCCATCTCGAGTTCCGGCCAGAGCAAGAATATCCTGCGTGCTGTGGAGGCAGCGCATGCCTATTACGGGAACGTAGTGACGCTCAGCGGATTCGATGCCGATAATCCTCTACGCACCAGTGGGCATACGAATTACTGGATACCGTCGCACAACTATGGAGTGGTGGAGATTTCACACTTGGCGATTCTCCACGGCATAGTCAATCCTGGCATTACTGCGCAGGCATAGGATTGTCCGGATCCCCGTAGCAGTCCAGCTTGATCTTGTGCGGGGAGATGGCTGCGTTCACCCTGGGGCGAGAGTCCGTTTCCCGCACAGCGAACGGCTGCTGGCAATAGGCATCCGCCAGTTTCTTGCCGTACTTGTCGATCTGGGCATTTGCGTCCTGTCCGAGCCATGTCGATACCGTGCCACAGCCTGACAGCATCAGGATTGCAATTATTGCTGCTGCTAGCGTTTTCATGTCTTACTCCTCTTGCTGATGAAAGATGCCACAAGACGCTCGGCGGTATCGCCGAAGCATAACATCGTAGTGGTTACGATGCTGGCCGTAGCTGCGATTCCTTCCGATCCAAGGTTGAGTTGATATCTGTCATCGAACCATGCGATCAAAATAACCACAGGGACAGCCGATCCACCTGCGGCTGCGCGAGTTTTCCATGAGTTGTTTCGTCTGTTCTTGATCTCGCCAGTCACTTGAATCCCCTGTAATCCATCCAGCCCTTTGTATAGATCCAAACATTCTGAGCACCTGTAGCGCGCACTCCGATCTGTCCTGAAGTATTGGTCCATTGTTGATGCGGACCGCCTACAGCGGCAACTCCAGATGTGCCGGAACCACCTATAGAAAGCCATGCATCTGACGTTCCAAAACCCGGCGCAGTATCTAAAGCCTGTGGATCAGTAATCATTAATCCATAGCTTTGTATTCCGGTAAGAGTTACGGCTACGACGCCGTTCCATTTTATACGCACCGGAGGTACATTCACTCTAAGCAACTGCCGTGATGCCGTTGAAACTGCGGCGGCGGCATTGTCCATTGTGGTCTCGATATCTTGATATGCGAAATCGCTCCCATTTTGACTAGCAGCTACCCAAGACGAGTTTGTAGGTTGTGTTTTCGTGCAACCTAAATACCTATATATCCATGTACTGTTTGGTAACTCAGCACCAGGAAGAATAGGTGTTCCATTAGATGCATAGCTAGTGATTGTCGCAGTGAATCCTATGTCTGAGATACCTGATGTAATGTTATACATCAGAAACCAAGCATACCAAGCATTCGCACTCATCGCGGCAGCAGATAATCTGGCCCCACTGCTCATTCCTATGGCAAATGTGCTTTGTGTCTTGGTGAGACCAGAAGACAACTTGATGTATCTGGTATTCTGCGAGTCAGTTGCCATTCCAGCAGAAATATCCATTGACGTGTTGGTTCCAGAATCGCGCAATAGTTCCAATCCGTTGATGAAGTTATCGATGATATCGGGATTTGCCTTATAGATTCCGATGACACGATGCGCAGTTGTGCTTTCAGCGACTACTTCTATTCTGTCCCCTTGGGACATCACCAGATTGACGTTGCCTTGTGTGGTAAGATTCGCACCTGGTACGATCACACATGTGCTGTCGAACAGCAGATTCATCCGCAGGCCTGCGCGTGCCGCAGTGCCGAAGCTCGTTATCGAATTCGTACCTGTGATGTGGGCGTAATCACCGCCATTGTTGTAGATATCGATTGCTGCTGCAGAGGCTTCCGATGTACCGTAGGCATTGCCTCCGAAGATCGGGACCGATGGATTGATTGCCGTCAGAATCCCGTAAGATGCAGCGCTCAGGCCAGCATCGAGACCGCCTGCCGTCATGTTAACGACGACCTGGGTTGATCCAGAAGCCGAAGAAGCGGATCGAATCACTCCATATGCGCTACTCGGTGGGCCAGTCACCGAAAACTTGACTCTGCGATTGACCTCCGCGGCGCCGGCTGCGGTCTGATCGCCCACCAGCGAGAATTGCTGCGCATTGATGAATGTCGGCGTAGGAGCCGCAGTCCATTCTTCTCCGGAACTCTGGCTGATGTCGTTGATGCCGGAGAGATCGTCCTTCGTCCAATATGGCGAAGTCGGAGGATCCGCATCAGTGGAAGGAGCGAACACGACTGTGAACGTCTGGCTCTCCGGGAACCAGACCTCGCCACCGCTGGGCAGATTGCCGCCGGAATCCAGAACGATCGGATTGCTCCAGGCGGTTGCTCCCAGCGGATCCTTGTAGACCGTCTGCTTGGTGGTCGTCTCGTTCATGTAGAAGAAGAGCTGGCCACCATTGGCCGGCGTATTGCCGCCAGGAATGAACTGCGTGGACTGGATCGGATCGGGAGCGAGGAAACAGGTAGGCATGTCTTACTCCGCTTCGCGGAAGTTGGACCACCATGGAGGCTGTTCGACCTCCGGAGGCCTGGATAGAGTCGGAGTCAATGCCAAGGCTTCCGGCCTGGCAGTGGCGATATCTGCGAGGTTATAACTCAATCCAGGCTGATAGCTCCTCCTGGTAGCCATGAGCTTGGACAGGGCAATACGCCTGGCAGGACTGGAGACCAAAGGCAGACCAGCAGCGAACAATCCCATGCCAGTCTGCTGGCCCATGAGTCCGAACATGCCAGCAGCCAGCGCTTCCGCCTTGCTCACTCCTGGGGTCGGAATACCGGAAGCTTCTCTGGTGATCGCCTTGGCGCTCTGAGCCAGTCTGCCGATCGTCTCCAGACCACCAGTGAGCGGGTCTCCACGGTCTAGATGCCTGCCTATAACCTGGGCATCGACATCCCCGGAGCCGACATTGACAGCTTCTTGCACGAGACGATTCTTGGCGCTCGCTTTGCGTGCTTCACGCAGTCTTGGCACGAGATCGGGACGCCCAAGTTTCTGGGCTTCCTGCTCAAGGATCTGCTCCCAGGCCTCGGCTTCCGCTGTCAGCCTGCGAGCTTCCGTTCGAGCCTGCGGGTTGCCGCTGCGATCCGCATAATTGTGCTGCTCTCCGGCATCGTGTCGTGCCTGTTTGAGCTGTTCCAGGGCCGTCTTGGCATCCGGGGACAGCCTGGCAATTTCCCGGTATGGTTCCTCTATCCTGGTCCTGGCTTCTTTGAGTGTCGTCCTGGAGATCGGCTCGTTCGGACGCAATCCTGCTTCACGTCTGGCGATGGTATTGGTCACTTTCTGGTTGCGCAGTGCCAGTTCCTGACCTACTGCGGCCTTGCCACCGATGCTCATCAGCCGCTCCGCCGCCCATCCTTCCGGCGGGAATGTATAGCCCTCGGCCTCTGCTCTGGCCCTGGTCTCATCGAATACCGCTGCTGCGGATCGCTCGCCTGCCAATTGCTGCTGCCGTCTGCCGACTATCCGTTGCACCGGGCCTCGAGCACCCTTGGACAAGATGAATGGCAGAGCCTGTAAAGCAACATTGGTCTCGGTCGCCAGTCCTGGGCTGCCGGTTAGCTCAAAAACCAAGTCGCTGCCTTTCTGAGCCAGCTCGGAGAGCTTGGTGAAAGGCCATGCGATCGCCCGCATCTGAGCCTGACCCTGCTCGGTCCGTGGCTCATAGGTCAAGCCACGCTGGTAGCTCTCTGTCAGCCCAGCAGCACGCTCCTGCCCGAAAGGCAGGTTGGTAAGGCCTACAAGCCCCGCCACGGGCGCGGCAATCGCTCCAGTGCCCATAGACAGGGCTGCCTCTGCGCTGCCCACAGCGCCCCGCCCAAGGCGTTGCAGGATGCTTGGCTCGGGTTCCATTGGAACCGCAAATTCCCCTGGTACGGGAGCACCATTCTCAGGCTGAAGCGGGACAGAAAATTCGGCCACTATTTCGCCTTCAGGTAAAGCTCGTCATACAGTTCTTGCTCGCGCGTGGGATCCAGACGCCTGATGCCATTGCGGATCTGCTCGCGCTCATCAAATAGCCTGTCCAGGATCTTGCCGGATCGCTCCCAAGCAGCCTGATCCCGTCGATCTGCAGCCTCCGCCGAAAGTTGGCCAGCAATACGCTCCCGCTTCCGGATGTCGCGCAGCTGCTGTTCCAACTGTTTCAGATTTGTTCCACGTGGAACAGTGCGCTTCGGCCTGGGCTTAGGCTTCTTCGCTTTGAGTGCACTCAGGATCTCGTCCTGCCTAGCCCTAGAGCGTTCCATTAGCTGGCGCTCCGCTGCCATCTGCAATTGCGCCTGTGGGCCAGCAGAGGCTTGGTTGAGGATCGAGGACAGGATCCTGCGTTGCTCATCCAGTTCCATTAGGTAATCATCCTGGAGCTGCCTGGATTGCTCCATCAACCCGGATTCTGCTGAATCCGTCATGATCTGGTCGAATACGGCTTTCTGCGATGCAGCATCCTCCTCTATCCCGCGCAGGAACTCTTCCTGCCGTTCCTGGGATCCGGCGATATCCGGCTGCTCTTCGATCATCTGTAGCATCTGGTCCTGGCGCGAGCGGGATTGAGATAGGGCGCTCTTCTCCATGAGCTTGAACTGGTCCCATGGATCGGCTTCTACAGCCTCTCTTGGCCCCGCGGGCTGGAAAGCTTCCCATGGTGAAGTGTCGTCCATCATCTGACTCGCTCTACGCCATTAGGATCGATGAAGCGGGTCCCCGGCGGCAGCTTCTTGGCTTCCTCTATCGTCTTCGGCCTGGGCAATTCCGGTTGTCCAGCAGGAGCTGTCTCTATGGTGTTGAAGACTGGATTGCCTTGCGCATCGACTCGCCCGCTGTAGCGTGCTGGTCCTCGTGGAGTCTGATAAATCTGGCCTGGCTCGAAATCCGACAGCCTTCCAGGCATAGGCGGATAGACTTCGCTTCTGGGTTTTTCTGGAGGCAGTTTAGGTGCGCCTTCTTCTCCACGCCAACGATTCTCATATGAATTTCTGATACGACTTCTGCTCTTCTGCGCAAAATCTACGATATCACGCAGAGATTTCTGCATCTGCTCATAAGACTGGACACGTTCCAAACTCCCTAGCGTTGTTTCCAGCTTCTTGCCTTCGCCTTCCGTTACATTACCGACTGCCCCTCCTGTTTTACTGGCCTCACGCATACTTTGTAACGTATTGACAAAGACTCTGGCTTTAAGCGCTTTCAATGCAGCATCAGCATCTGCTCTATCGGTTCCAGGAACTATGTATAACGTGCCAGCCAATCCTGTGATGCCACTCAATCCAGGATGCTTCAACAACTCTTTCGCGGCAGATTCCAACCGGTCCAAATCATCCTCGACAGATTCGACTCTTTGTAATTGCTCGACTTGCTGCGCCTCTTTCTTCTCTTCTCGTATATCCGCGCGCTCTTCTCGGCGAATAGCGGCTTCTTCCTCTCGTTGCAGGCGTCCCGCTCTTTGCTCCTCGAGTCTCGCCTCGGCTGCTCTTCTCTGCTCACCGATCTTCGCGATGTCCTCGAGCTTCATGCCAGCGCCCTTGGCGAGGCTGTACTTCATTGGCGCGGCATTGCGCAGATGTTCCGCTCGCTCCGGTCCGACCATAGCCGTCAGGGATCCGGAGTTGTACATCTCCTCGATATTGGCCTTCCAGGCATCCTCATAGGCCGTTTCCTGCTGTTCTGGAGATGCACCTTCCTGAGCAGCCAATTCTCCAGCAGGAAGGGATTTCGCTTTCAAATCGTCCAGTAATGATTGCTCTCTGGTTTGCCGTTCAGCAGCCGCATTCTCTAGCGCTGCCTGATCGGAAGCGATCGCCAGGAGGGAGCGCATGGTGACCAGACGCCGTTGCGCCATCTCCTGCCCGACCTGGGCAAGTCCTGGCGTGGCCGAGACTCTGCGGATGAATTGCGGTGTAGGCAGACCCTGATCGTCGAATGCATCAGGTTCCTGCGCCAGCCTGGAAAGTGTGGTCTGCGCCTGGGCCTGAGCCTTAGCACCGGTGATCTCCATGCCTCCGGCCTCGATCTGCTGCGCGATATTGCGCAGAGACATCTGCTGTACCGGATTCAGAATCTCCGGACGGCGGATCTGCAGGGACAGTGTCGGATCGAGTGCCATAGTTTTAGCCGTAAGGGCTTAGCGGACCATACCAGTTCGCTCGCGCACCGGATGCTGGCGTATAGCCGGACTGAGTCAAGATATTGCGCAGTTGGATCTGCTGGCCGATATCTCCGAGTCCGCCCAGCAAAGCATTCGTGCCACCTATGATGCCTCCTGCACGAGCTGCTCCTCCTTGCAGTTGAGCTTCCGCGATTCCTTGTCCAGTCTGTATGCCTGCGGCTCCGGTTTGCGCCGCCGCCGATTGGCCCAAACCAGTGACACCAAACAGGCGGCTGTAGACATCTCCCTGTTGAGCGCGATAGTTCTGCAATGCCTGTTGGAACTCGTTGGATGCCAGGCCTTGAGAGAATCTTGAGATGTCCTGCAAGGTTTGCGGAGCATAGTAATTCCCGCGTGCTGCTGCGGCCTTGCGAATTGCCTGCTCGCCTTGCTGCAGATTGAATTGATAGCCAGGAGACTCCTCGAAGTCCGCCAATGTGAATGGCTTGAGCAACGATCCGGATGGCTGATAGGCATTGTATCCAGCCAGGTCTTGCTGGTATTGCCGCATGGCCGCATCGTATGCGGCCTTATCGAATCTGGATGTAGCACCACCCATGCTCGGTATGCTCATAATCGCCGTGTTTCTATCGAAAGCGATCGGCATGCCTGCGCCTTGTCCTCCAAATCGTACTTGTCCTCCAAATCGCCCTGGTGCTGCTGCTTGCGTTTGCCTCATGAATTGTGCTTGCGTAGGTGCTGTCGGCATGGCGCGCATATTCAGACCAAGCAAATCCGCCAGGCTCATGGTGGCTTGAGTTCCTATCTGGCGATAGGGCCCCAGATCCTTCCTCATCTGCTCGAACATGCGTTCCTGCGATTGAATCGCTTCTCTGGAAGCAGCTGTCTGTGCTCCGGCAGCTTTTTCAGAGCCGAGAAGCCCGCCTACAGCGCCGATTCCTGCTACTGCAACCCCTACCCAGGACATGGCAATTCCTTCAATTCGTTTCTTGCGTCGAACAGACTTTCCTCTTCAGGCTCGATCAACTCGCGCTCGATAGAATACAAATCACGCAAGTCTGTCCTATGCACCGTCATGCATACAGAATCCTCGAGCGCCAGGACAGCACGCTTGGTCCCTGGCCTGGATACGATTACCGTCGGAGCCTCATAGATTTCACTTCCTTCGTCGGATGCTACTTGTACGCGGCCTTTGGTGACGATATAGAAGTGCTCATGCTTATGTGTCTTGCCAACGATCAGCGTACCAGCAGGCCGGATCAATTCTCTTGCATACATGCCATCGGCGAAGTAATGCCGTGTCACCAGGCCTGTAGCCTGTGGCATCTCGCGCATGGCTTTCTGCAGTGCAGTTATGCTCATGCTGGTGTTCCTGTAGCATCCACCCAGACATCCGGATTGACTGATTCCAGCCAGATCGGATAGCCCAATGTCGTATCGAAGTAAGGCATACCTACCCATCTGCCTTCCAGCGTAGAAGTGGGCCTGGATGCTGTCTCCCCGCTACGAGTTAGATTGAAGGCAGTTTGTTGCAACGAATGCAGGAACGATGACCATTCAGGCAATAGATTTCCAGCTTCATCCACTACTTTGAATGAAGTCGGAAGCTGGATTCTAGGGCCTTCTATTGCCACTTAAAACCTCGCGATATTGATTTCTGCTGAGGCACCGGTAATGACGCGCTTGACAGGATCGGTAATCCGCAGCTTGAGTACCCAATCCCTGGCAGCGCCCAAGCTATTCCAGATCACGCGCTGCGTGTATTCGCCGATCTGCCCCATGCTGGAAAAGCCCACGGAGTAGAAACTGTTGCCTCCATCCTTGGATACACGCAGGTCCATCATCGGATTGCTGCCCTGGCCGGTTGCGGTTCCCACTCCTGATTGCACATCGATCTGCACCTGGCTGATACCGATGTACTTGTCGTCTTCGAAGATATGATCAGAGATCACTTCCATCGGCAATGTAGATCCGGCCTCTTCATATACTTCTGCACTACCGAATCGATACAACGATCCATCCATTCTGTTCCCTAGGAACGTCTGCCCGAGTAGAAAAGCGGACTTCCAGCCTTGGAAGTTCCCGGTAGACCCCTCGAGTTCTGACCAGATCTGAGTAGCCGCGTCATACATGAACGTTCTGGCAGCATTCGGGAAGTTGATCACATAGCATGGATGGCCATCGATCATCATCACGAATGCGCTGCAATTGTCCACGATATCGTATGTGGACAGGATATAATCGATATCATCATCCGAGATCCGTTGCAAGGCGAATCCCTGCAATCTGGAGATGTTGCGATTCCCGTTTTTGTCTGTGAACAGTCCGACCAGCGAGTTATCGAACTGCATCAGCGAGAATGGCGCAGCCAGACCATATTGTGCAGAGGCGCTCGGGATCTTTGCATACGGGAAGTCGGGGCTTCCGGTGTTCTGCCAGAACTCGGTATAGATGTCGCCGAACAGGTTCAGGATGTTGTGATCTGCGATCCCTGCCTGCAGCATGCCTCCACCGCTGCCTGCGAAATTGATGTTGACAGCCGGCCAGGTAGATGGATCATTGTTGTCAGAGAGTTGGAATTGCTTGGTGACTGCGCTGCTGGTGACGATGAAGTACGTATCCTGCCAAGTGACGGTTGTCGGCGTGGTGGTGAAATTGCCGCTTACGATCTGCGTCAGACTCCCTGGCGTAACCATGTCGTAGTAATAGCCAGCAGATCCATCCACCAGTACCAAATAGGTGCCATCATCAGCCATGGATACATGGCCTTCAGATGTGCCGATGGTGCCGATTACGGTGATCACTCCTGCATTGTTGATGGTACTCAGCGTATTGCCGTTGACGATGAAGATTACCGGTGTAGATAGTGAATTGACTGCCCAGGCCCCTCGCATGCCTGCAGATCCGGTAGAGCCGGCAGATTGCAAGCCGAGCCTGCCGATCAGAGAAAAGGCCGCTTTCTGGCTATTCTGGCGTACGCGCACATAACAGTTGATCCTGCGCTGCGCCGTGATCGCCTTGCTATAGCTTTCTGTGCCGATGCCGAAGAGCCCGATTCTCATCTGATTCTGTTGTAGCCGTCGCTGTAGATATTGTAGGTGGCCTGCGATTGGCTGATGATCGCAGGATCGTACTCCGCCAACACCTCTTTGATATTCGTTCTTTTCACGTTCGCTTTTGCTTCCGAGGCATTCTCCATGAGGCGCATGTAGGTTTTGTCATCCAGCAGGATCGGGAATCCTGCGCTCACCAGCTCGAGCGCCAGATTCATGATGAACGCGCGCTCATAGCCTGGCGGCATTGAAAGCGACGTCGTCAGATCCGAGAACGTGACCTGATTGGTCACACTGTCATAGAAGACGGTGTAACCAATCAATGGCACTGGGAATATGTAGATCGTGCCCAGTGGGTAGCCAGAGCTGTAGAACAGTGTATCGGGCAGCTGACTCGTGATCTGCTTTTCGCCGATATTGTTCCAGGTCTCCTGGTTGACAATCACGATCGGGTAGTCGTTGTTCTGTGCATCTCTCAGGAAGGCCTGGGTGATATCAAGAGGCCTGGCGACATTGATATCGCCCCCGCTACCGATCGTATAGGATTGCGTGCCCACGACCAGCGGAAAGCTGCGCTGGAGCGTGACATAGGACATCAACTTCTCGTTGCTCCAGGAATCGAGCAACGCGTTGAACGTATTCAGACCGTCGTTTGCGTCTCCAGCAGATAGCGTCTCGGTCCTGCCAAGATAGCCAAGCGCTCGAGCTGCGCGGGTGATGATGTCGGATGCGGTAGTCATGCTGCCTGCTGTGTCGGATCCTTGAGAAAGCGATCAAAGTTGCCCATCCAGCCCTTCACCCCATAGTGCCCAAAGTCCACATTGGGATAGATCCAGCCTTCTATGCCGATATCAGCCATACGAAGCCCGAAGACACGATCCTCGCCCCAGCGCAGATTGTTGCCTAGATCGTTCTTGCGCCGCTCGCAAGTGAAGAACTCGATATACTTGCGGTCCGGCTTGCCTGGGTCGGCCCCGGCATCGTAGTAGTTGTATTCCTCGCCATACGCTTCTCTGTATTTCTCCAGGCACGAGCGCTTGAGGCGGATGAATCCTCCGGCCAGATATTGGGCCTTGATCAAGGCAGATCCATCCGGAAGCATGCGCCCCACCGGGTGCTCACGGCCATTCTCCTCCTTGAGCAGTGGCCGAGCTGTCCAGATTGTCCAGGCATTCTTCTGCGGATAGCTGCCCATCACGATTTCTTCCGGGAAAGACAGCATGTTGAGGAATCCGATCGGATTCCATTGCATGTCCGAGTCGATCATGAAGAGATCCGTGGCCGATGGGTCTTCCAGGAACTTGTTGAACAGCGTATTCTTGGCCCGATCTACGTAGCTGTCACCGGAGAGTTCCCAGAACTCGTGATCGATGCCGAACTTGCATAACAGCTTAACCGTCTCGGTGAGCGAGGCGATATAAGGCGAGAACCCGCGCATCTCGTAGAACGGCGTGGCGATGATCACCTTTTGTCTGGGGGCGAAATAGCGGCTCTTGATCTCGTGATATTTGGCTTTGAGCCAGATCGGATCGATCTTGCCAGGCCCGAAGCTAGACATCCCTTCGTGGATCCTGGTATGTGTGAGCGGCTCTTCCACGATCTTGATGTTCTCCCGGTGCAGCAGCCGCAGATACATGTCATAGTCTGTCAGCACGCCATCGTCTACATTGAACCCAGTAAGTTGCCGCAACGCAGAAGTCCGGTACATGCCTACGCCAAAATAATGGTTGCCATCTTTCAACTGCTCTAGCCAGACAGCTCTTGGCTTATTCGAGGCCTTGACGATGGTCTGCAGGACATTGGATCCGGGAGGCAGGATCTTGCCTTGCTCGTCCATGAAGTCGGTCTGAGATGCTACGAATTCCAGCCATGGATCGGCCTTGAACTCGGCGAGCACGCGCTCTAGGAATGTCGGCTCTATCGTGTCGTCTGCAGCCAGAGAGACGTAGAACTCGGTCTCGCACCGCGCGATCATCTGGTTGACTGCATGCCGCACACCGCGGTTCTCGTCGAACTTTAGTAACTGGATGCCCATGTCCGCATAGGGCGCAAGCGCAGCAGACAGGTCATCCGTGCTGGCATCGTCCAGGATCATCAAGTCGAAGTCTTTAACTGTCTGTGCCTTGAGGCTCTCCAACGTGGAGCCGATGAACTTGGCCATGTTGTAGACCGGGATTCCGATCGTGACTCGGCCGGTCCTGGGAGGCAGCATCAGCTTGTGCTTCTTGTGCAGGCGCTTCATATCGGCCCGGAAGCGCTTAGCATTCTTCTCGGATGGGGCAGTCAAGCGTGTCTCCGGCTGGTCTGCATCCGCGAACCGATACGGCATGATCCAGCCCTCGTGCTTCTGGAAGAAGCGCACGAACAACTCCAGGTCTGAGCAGTGGAAGAATTGCGGATCGAATCCTTTCAAATCGTCCATGATCGGCTTGCGCATTAGCATGGAAGCCCCGCCGATCGGAATGTCGTCCAACGTCATGAGCGTACGGATCCAGGCCTCGCGTGATCGATTATGGGCGCGACGCGTATATTGCTCCCAGCTCGAACGCAGGCTCATCTCGCCTTTGCCAGGCAATCCCCAGACGCAGCCGATCTCAGGGTGAGCATCCAGGAAGGCAACCTGCACTTCCAGCTTATCCGGGGTGATGAACTCGTCCGCCGAGAGAGGCTGGATGTAATCTCCAGTGGCCAGAGTGAAGGCATGATTGAGCCCATGCGGAATGCCTTTGTTCTCCGGGAAGCGCACATAGACGATACGCCGGTCGTTGATCTGATCGATCAGGCCTTTTATGTCTTCGGTAGAGCCGTCATCCACCAGAATGAGTTCCCAGTCAGGCATGGTCTGAGCCTGAACCGAAGCGATCATGCGCTTCAGGAACTCGCTCTGATTGAGGACGGATGTGCAGATCGAAACACGCGGATTCACTCGACGATCACTCCTATAATGGACGGCTCTCGCAATACGACCAGCTCCTCGCCGTTGATCACCGTGATCTGGTGGCCATTGGTGGAGAAGAGCACCTTATCGCCCGGCTTGACGGACACTTCCTTGGCCTTACCGGGGCCGACAAATGCCACTACGCCGATGTCCTCCCGGTAATCCGGATCCCAGGCGAGATGAATTCCGCCAGCTGACACCGTTTCCGGAGGCAGCCGGCGGATAATCACCACGTCAGACAGTGGTGAGATCTGCATGTTATTAGCCGAACAGGCCCATGTCGCGCAATTTCTCGAGCGCCGCTACCACGCTGCTTGCCGTAGTCGCATCTCCGAATCCAAATGCGCCAGTGGAGCTTACATCGGTGGATAGCGTAGCCAGCGTCATGCGAGCCACGCCAGTAGTCACACCATAGAATCCGATCAGATCGGTTGCGGATTGGCCAAGAATGGTTCCCTGGCTGTTCGCATCCGAGAGCTGACGGACCGCGTTGGATGAAGAGAGTGGCATGTCAACCTCCTAGACGGCAGCCAAGCTCGTCGTAGTATACGGTTGTCCCGTACAGCACGTCGATCCTGGTCGGGAAGACATCGTTGTTGATGTCGTAAGCCCTGATTGTACGCATGCTGATATTGCGGTAAGTTTCCCTGGCGGCAAAATCCACGCCTCCAGGAATCTCCAGCGGCACCATCACCAGCCCGATGCAATCCCGCGTCAGCGCCAGATTGTGCGGAGTGCCGATCTGAGCGCTAGTCGTGCCGGTCAGCCAGGTAATGCCGGAGCCGGTAGAAGCCGGACCCGACACGTTCTGGTATGGGCCAGAGGTCACGATAGACGGGGTAAAGGTGATCGGCCAGCTCGAGCCGGTATGACTCGTCACCGTGACGGTGAAGTTCTTCAGCACGCCAGTAGATTGCCTGGATTGCGGGTTGATGTTGAAGACCCCAGCGATGGTGAAGACTTCGCCTACTGCCAGCGTCTCGGTTGCCGTTCCGCCGAAGAGCGTAGTGGTAGCGCCATTCCCTTGCGCAGTCGTCACCACCATACCGAGGGAGGTATTGTGCTGCGCAGCGGTCTGGGTACGCACGTTCTGGTCCATGTACATCTCATAATTGCCGATCGTGGCCAGATAACCCTTGACCAGGGCTTCCTTGGCGGTCGGCATCACGAAGCTGGGTGCCAGTCCATTCGCGATGGCCCAGTATGCAGCCGGGTTCAGAATCATGCAGCGCTCGTCCTGCGGCGCGGCGTTGTCGTCCATCCTGCGTCCAGTCAGCTGGACCGAGGTGGAAAACGCAGCCGGCGTCACTGTTGGAGTGCCCACATAATTGCTGATGCTCGCCGTATTGCCCAGAACGCTGAAATCGATCTGGTTGGCGAGGCTGGCCATGGCTGGCTTGAGATACCGAGCAGAGAATTCCTCGATCGTCAATGTCAGGTCCTGAGACGTGAACTGAAAGTCCACATGGCGCTGACTATCGACGGTAATCGAGACGGATGGCTCGGCGATGTCCTGCACCTGGAGGGCGGCTCCGGAGGCAACGGTGAACCTGTTCGGCTTGCGGATCGTGAGTGAAGCGCCGATCTTGACGAACTGGTTCTCGAACTTGCGGTTGACTCGGTTGGCCGCAACCAGGTTGTTCTCCAGGATCACCAGGGTTTCCTTGGTGATGATCGATGGAGTAAGCAACACTGCTGAAGACATGGTTGTAGCTCCTTAAGTTGGCTCAGTGCCGCATGGAAGACCGGATCTCCTTCTGCCTGCGTGCGGCATATTCCTCCATCGATTCGTCCTCCGGAGGCTTGCGCACGCCCTCTGCTGCCGGGCGGCTCGGATTGATCGGCTTCGGTGCGGCGGAAACGTTCGGCTTGGCCTCTGGTTTGGCGGTCAATTTCGCTTCCAGTTTGCCCAGCTCCAGGATCTGCATAGGAGGAGGGAGTTTGTTCAGGCGCTGCGCTTCGGCGGGATTCTTGCCGAGGTAATACTGCAGTTCGGCCCCGTTTTCGGAGTGCAAAATAGCGGCCACCACGGGCAACGCGACGCTGATATCGGAGCGTTCTGCATACTCCGCGAAATCGGCGTACTTCTCCCGTGCTTTGTCCATACGCGCCTTGTGTGCTGTCTGCAAGGTGCTATGGTCGCTGGTGGCTTGCGTCTTTGCAGCATGCTCGGCCATCGCCGCCCGGACTTCCTTGCGTGCAACCCATGCGGCTTTCTCGTCGGAATAATCCAACAAGGCGCGTTCCCATGCGGCTGCATCCGCGTACTTCTCCCGGACCGGTTTGGCAGGCTCCGTATCGGCTGCCCTGGTCTCCTCTGCTGCCGCCGGTTGCCCGGTCAGCTTTTCGAGGACGTCCAGAGCGCGCTCGAGCCGTTCCTCGGCTGCGTCTGCTCTGCGTCTGTGCTCTTCCCTTTCCGCTGTCAGTCTGTCGAGCGCTTTCTGAACCCCGCGAGACTCCTTCTTCGCCGGTTCGCCGGATTGCTCTTCCGTAGCTGGAGTCGCCGATTCTCCAGGTTGTTCTGCGCCTTCCGGCTTCTCGCCTTCAGGTGCTGCGGCCGGTGCTTCTGCTTCCTGCTCTGGTGGCGCTTCCTCGTTGGTCGCGTCAGGTTTGGTCTCTACGACCGGAATATCGGACGTGGAGGACAAAGCTGGCGCACCCTGGCCATCCAGCAAGTCAAGAGTCACGGGTTTGTCAATAGTAGCCATTACAGCATTCCTCT